TAAGCCTATCAATGACATTCACATCCGTGCTGTCACCACACAAAAGACGGTGATTGCCAAGTTTCCAAATGTCCCCCAGCTTGCAACGGGTTTCCACTTCTTCGGGTAATTCATCTTCAACAACCTCGGTCGGCTCGTCCAGTTCTGGAAGGTCAAACCCGAACCTTTCCATGTCCATATCAAGCAGACCTTCCAATTCCAAGTCCAGTTCTCCGATATCCCACTCCGCCAGTTCGTTGGTCTTGTTGTCTGCAAGTCGCAGCGCCTTTATCTGCTGTGGAGATAGGTCATCCACGACCACGCAGGGAACTTCCTCCAGCCCCAATTTGAGAGATGCAAGCCTTCTTGTATGCCCAGCAACAATGACATTGTTCTTGTCTATGAGTATCGGGTTCTTGAAGCCGAACTCCTTGATGCTCTCGGCAACGGCATTGATGGCTTCTTCTGATATCTTCCTCGGATTCTTCTCGTAAGGAACAAGCTCGGAAACTTTCCTCGGTACAATGGTTATCAATTTGCTTTCCATGCTTTAACTTTAGCACAGCCAATGGATTTTTCAATAGAGCATAAAAAAAGAGGCCTTTTCGACCTCTTGTTTCTACTGAAGAACCTCTTAGGCTCTATAGACTATTATTGAATCGTATCCGAAGCCGAACGGGTCAGCGATGTTCTGTGCCACATCAACTGAGCCGATGCAGAGCTTGATGGTGCTGTGCTTCTGTTCACAGGGAATGAGATGTTCCCATTCTTTCTGTGCCAGCTCCATTGCCTCGTCCTCGGTCGTGCCAGCAGGGAGAATATCTTGATAGGTGTCCCCTGGAATCCTTTCCTTCTGTATCCAATAGCGCTGTTCAATGTCACCTTCTATCTCAAAATGGTCGACCTCCCAATCATCGTCCATGTCCTCTGTCGGGTAATAGACAGCCTTTATTTCGTTGCCGAAGTCATCAGCAAGTATGGCCTCCCATCTATCATCGAAGACAGCACAGGGGTCAAGCCTCTCCACGGTCTCGACTGCCCATGTTCCGAGCAGTTCAATTGCCTGTTCTCTAGTAAGTTCTTGCATGTCATTCTCCTTTGCAGGGCAATCAGCCCTGCTTACCAATAACTATTCTTATCTGCCTTAACTCAAGGTTGAACTTAACTCTTTCGACTTCGCAACCAAAGAATTTCTTTATGGCTCTAAACGAGCCTTCCTCGTCGAAGAACGCAGTTTCTATTACTCTGTTCTCTCTCTCAAATGCCATGCTGTCAAACAGGCTTTGATCTGTTACCGTCCAAAACTCTTTTACTGTCATCGTTATCTCCTTTAGGATTTTCTAATCCTTCTTTATGTTTAAATAATACACCCTTCCTTGCTAAATGTAAATACTTTTATTTAAAATTCTCCTCTTTTTTTCTGTCCAGATACGTGACACCGACTGCGAAGGCCGACCACATATCTGCCTTGAAGCCGTAGAAGAATCCCTTCTCTTTTTTGGTGCCCTTCCCGTGGTTCGGTGTCCCGGGAGCGAATCTGTCGACCAGCGCCTGTCTTATGGTCGCATCGTTCGCCTTCATCGAATGGCAGATTGCAAGCTTCTCCTCCTTCCTCGTGACGAACTCTACATCCATCAAATGCTTCTCGGCATAGACTTCGAACTTCCCTATCCATCTGACCGTATCGAAGACCTCCCTGCCGACTGGCATGCCGTAGGATTCGACCATCTCGATGACCACCGTCTTGCATTTGTCGAAGTAATCAAGGTTGAAGAAGAGGCGCTCAATATCCTCGTTCGGGATCTTGTTGACCTCAATAGGCTTGTATCCGTCCAGAACACAGTAGCCACTCTCAACGTTCCCAGGATCAATCGCAAGTATCCTCATCTGCTTGCCTCCAGTATTGTTGGTGCATTTGCAATCGTCTCGGCAGTCTCGGAAGCAGATTCGGTATAGTCTCCGTTGTCGGCATAAAGTGCTTCGTAGTGCTCTCTCAGTGCATCTGCATCGATAAGCCTGCCGTGGGGTGGAAGTTCTCGTATTGGGCAATCGGGATGCCTACTGTCCCAGGCTGGACGTTTAGTAATATTCAGCCCGCAAAAGTAATCGCATTGCGAGCAGTACTTGGGTATTTCATCGGTTATGATAAACATTTGCAGTCCTCCTCGTAGATGGCCTTGGTAGGCTTCGACCACTCGGTATCTCGCCAGCGTCTGATGATGACATCGTCTCTGACTGGCTTGTCTGCATCTCCCTTGAAATGCACCTTCTCTGTGTAGATATATGAGTCGTTGTTTTCTAAGGTCATCTCGCCATTCCCCTTCGCCAACCATTCTGAAAGCTGGCGATTGGTCATCCTCTCATCTTCCTCAAGGATAGGTCTGAAGAACTGGAATTTGGTTCGCCTGTTCTCGCCTTCGCTATCTTCGTACTGTCTTATAAAAGGGAACAGGCCTGTGCCGACAGCTTCTATTAACCTGCCAGAAACCTCCAATTCTGGGTATTCGCTTATTTCCCAAAGGTAGTCTCCGAACACTCCCTCCTTACCGATGTACTTCTTTGCCTCCTCGGCGTTCTTGTAAGTGTAGATTTCTCCAAATTTCATACAATCATCCTCCCTTCTGCATCTATCATCGTCAACGACACCTCGAGCAATCTTGCGACCTTCATTCGCTGCCTGTTTCTTTGGTAGTACTCTCGACCCTTCTTCCTATATTCCTCAAGCTTCTCTTGGTAGTGCGCCCTCTTCTTCGCTAGAAGGCTCTCCCGATTCTTCTCGTAGTATGCTTTTCTTTCCGACACATGCTCCTCTCTCCATTTCTTAAGATACTCACTCCTTGTCATCTGTGTTCTCCTCCATCATCAGTATATGTGCAAAGAGTACGCACATAGGTACCTGTCCATTGCCTATGGCCTTGAGCCTGTTCGCTCTCAGCGTCCCATCCTCGGTAAGTCTAGAAAGATATCCAGGATGGTCTTTCGGGAGGTCGGCTGGGTCGATTGCCCACCATGTTCCGTCAAGCACTGCAAGCCTCCATTTTTCAAAGTCCTCCCTGTTCATCGGCTTCAAATCTGTCCAGCCGATAGGCCATCCCATCAGCCACTCGGTCCAGTCGGGTGATAGCTGGCCTCCGTTACCTGCTCGGAACGAGACTCTCTCCTCTTCCGAGAGGACACCTTCCTCTGCAAGGCGATTTGCCTTCTCGCAATTGCCACTGCCGTTGCTGAAGCCTGTCGTTCCAGGAGTAGGGAAGGTATGCTCTGCGCTTCCTCCCTGGCTATTCTGCGAGGTCTGTTGCTGGGATTGCTCCTTATCCTCTTCTGAAAAAAGCTCCTCCATTCCGTATTTCTCCCTGTCCAGCTCTTCCCATTTGTCCTGTTGGCTGACCATATCCCTCAGATTGCTTGGTCTGCTCCTGTGTGGCCTTGAGAGAGATTCTCGTCTGAGGGCCTCTTCTGATTTAGGTGGAAGGGTATCCATGCAGACGGGTGTTGGGTAGATTGACTTAGAACTCATGTATTTCCTCCTTATCTCTCTGTACTCGGGACCCTATTGGAGATGGGTAATTTTCTCGATATTTCACATAAGTTGCTAGCTGGTCCATCCTTGTCTTGCCGTCCTTTCGGACCAGTGCTTCGGGTGTGGTCGCTCCGAGTCTGTCATGACTTATCGGAGTCGGGAACTTCTCTCTGTTCCAGTACAGTTCGGGATGGTTCACAAGATAGGCAAGGCTCACTCCTCTGAATGTGCGTCCTTCGGGGTCGATGCAGGCTCTCGGATTATCTCCGTACCCCCCATCAGCGTCCAAACAGCAGGGAGTAGGGATGTGCATCTCCCTTCCCGTGCCACTCCTCGGCAACTCCACAGCCCCAGAAGCGCTCTCTCTTATGCCACGCTCCAACATCGGCAGCTGAAATAATTCCCCATGTAATGTCATACCGAATCTCGGCAAGGTCTCCAAGGACTCGCTCAAGTCCTCTAGTAAGGAGAGCTGGGGAGTTCTCCAGGAAGATGTATCTTGGTCGTATTTCGCCAATGATTCTGCACATTTCCGTCCATAGTCCCGACCTCGTTCCCTCGATTCCAGCACCCTTGCCAGCAATGGAGATATCTTGGCAGGGGAATCCTCCACTGATACAGAGTTGTCCTCTGATGGACTTGAGGTAGTCGATGTACTCTCGACAATCCTCATTGTCACTTCTGAAGGTCGTGACATCATCCCAGAGGGGAAAGGACGGTAGGATACCGTCCTTCTGCCTTGAGAAGAGGACTTCCCTCGGGAATTTTTCGATTTCAACAGCTCCAACTGGGATGTGTCTGAGCAACATATCCCCAAGGATACCTCCCCCTGCTCCTGCGAACAGGTGGAAAGTGTAGATTCTTCTAGAATTAGCCACATTTTCCGTTACCTCTCCTTTGCGTTCTTTCTCGTCCATTTTGGACACTCCTTCTTCCTCTTGATCGAGGGAACTGGGATACAGGTGAGAATCATCAGCTGGGAGTCCCAGCATCTCACCATTCCATCCTTCATGCCCCTGTACCTCTTGCATCCATCGCATACCATCTCTGCTTCTCCTTTGCACTGCTTCGCTCCACTTCGCCATGCCATTGCTGTGCCGTACCGCACGTTGCTTTGCCTTTACAGAACATCGCCTTGCTTTGCCGTTGCTATGCACTACCGTACTTTGCCCTTGCATTCCTCTGCTCTGCTGTGCCTTGGCACTGCTAGACTTTGCTTCGCCTTGGCAGTACTTTACTCAGCTAAGCCCCAGCATCACAAAACTGAGCTTTGCCCTTGCTATACTTCGCCATGCTAAACTTCGCCTCTGCCATGCTCTACCTCACCTTGCTCTGCCACTGCTGTGCCTTACGAAGCCGTTGCATTTCGGCACGTAACTTTGCTTTACCTCTGCACTACAGCACGTAGCCTTGCCTTGCCTTTGCCTTAGCTGAACTATGCATTGCCTCTGCTGTGCATTTCGATGCTGTACCCTTGCGTTACCTTCGCATTACTATGCCCTGCTTAGCCCTTGCTATGCACTACCTTGCCTTCGCCGTACTCCACGTTGCTTTGCCTTTGCTGGGCTGGTCAGTGCCATACAGCGCCTTTGCAATACTCTGCATTGCCATTGCGATACTGTGCCATGCTTTGCCATCGCTTTGCTTAACAACGCTGAGCTTTGCCTTTGCTTTACGAAGCATCGCTTTGCCTTGGCCTTACTGCGCTCTGCCTTTGCGCAACAATGCGGGGCTTCGCCGTTGCGATACTTAGCATGGCTTTGCCGATGCGGGGCACCACGTTGCTATACCGTTGCTAGTCCTTGAGTTCCTCCCACTTGAAGCGACCGTATCCTCCGTTTCTCCACTGAC